AGACCAGAGGTCGTCCTAAGAAGAAGAAAGGAAAGAAAAAGCGTAAAGGCATGAAACATCATGGCTGTTAGACGACGCAGAAGAAAGTCTACTGCTAAAAAACGTAACATACCTACTAATAAAAAGTTATACGCAAGAGTAAAAGCAAAGACTAAAAGAAAATTTGCAGTTTACCCTTCAGCGTACGCTAATGCTTACTTAGTACGAGAGTACAAGAAAGCAGGAGGTAGGTACAGACGTGGCTAGTGGTGGTCTTACTAAATGGTTTAAAGAAGATTGGGTAGATATATCTAGACCCAAGAAAGGCGGCGGCTACAAGAAATGCGGTAGAAAGAAAGCCAAGAAGGGACGAAAAGGATACCCTAAGTGTGTACCAGCAGCAAAAGCTGCAAGAATGAGCAAGAGTCAGAAAACGTCAGCGATAAGACGCAAACGTTCAAAAAGACAAGGAGTAGGTGGTAAACCTACTATGGTCAAGACTGTAGTTCGTAGAAGGAGAGCAAGACGTGGCCGTAAAGCGTAAGGGTCGTAAGAAAGATCCAAGAATTAAAAGAGCAGGTGTTAAAGGATTCAATAAGCCTAAAAGAACACCTGGACATAAAACTAAGTCACACATTGTTGTGGCTAAAGTTGGAAGTCGAATCAAAACAATTCGTTTCGGACAGAAAGGAGCTAAGACAGCAGGTAAACCTAAAGCTGGCGAATCTCGTAGAATGAAAATGAAACGCAAGAGTTTTAAAGCAAGGCATCGCAGAAATATTGCGAAAGGTAAAATGTCCGCCGCTTATTGGGCGAACAAAGTTAAATGGTAAAGGAGAATAGCTTATGTTAGCATTTGCACCGGGACAACAGTGTGTTGCACTGCCCACCACGATAGAGACCGCCATTACTTGTGGCGACAGATTGACATATGTACGATTAGTAAACGAATCAGTTAATGTCCAAACTGTACACAATGTAACAAGCGGTGATGCACCTATAGAGATGGGCTCAGTCCGTCTTCAACCAGGTGAAAGTATGATTTTATGGAAAAGGAGACAATTCCATAAACTGTACGCTTCTAGTGCTGAAGTCTATGGAACTGGCGGAATGGTCAGACCTGCAGGATTAGGCCCTAATAATTAGAGGCAAAGAGAAGGGGTAACCTTCTGGGAGATAGAGAATGTTTGAATTGATAAAAATCGTATGGGGACTTATACAAGTTCTCCCTATACTTATCACGGTTTGCTCAGCCATAGTAGCTATGACTGACACACCGATGGACGATAAGTTATGGGCGAAAGCTTATAAGTGGATCGATAGATTTGCACTCAACATTGGTAAGGCAAAAGATAGAAATCCTCTACTTGATTAACTTAAGGAGGCTGTTATGCAAACAGCTGAACAAAAGAGATTAGAAGAGAAATTATCTTTACCACCTATGATATTCGCTATTGAGAAGGCTACAGCGATACTCATATTTAAGCAACGTGAAAAGTTGTATCGCCTTCTTAAAACTAAAGAGTTGACAGCACTACCTCGCGGTCCAGATCGTGAGGCTTTGCTCTTGACAATTATAGGGAGAAAACTATGAATAAACTACTTGCAATTTTACTTTGCACACTTGCATTACCATCATTCGCTGGTGTTAATGGGAATGTCGGAGTATGGAGTGACTACTACTTTAGAGGCGAAAGCCAGACTATGGGTGGAAAAGCATTCCAAGGAAGTTTAGACCTAGACTATAAAGGGATGTACGGTGGCGTATGGGTATCACAAGTTGATATGGCAGAAGCGGACTGGGAATACGATCTTTATGGCGGTTACAGATGGAACCTAAATGATACATGGTATATGGACGGCGGAGTCATTCAATATAGATATGACGACAAAGCTATTGACCACGTAGAAGAATGGTTCGTAAAAGGCGGGAACAATTGGCTTGAATTAGCTATGTGGACTGATATGGACGACAAAGATAAGAACTATAAAGAGGTAACTCTTAAAGCTCCTTTCATCAAAGTCGTAGATATTTCAGTTAGACATGCTATGTTTGACAATGATGATACCTACCAGCAACTTACAGTCTCTAGAGAGATGAAGAACTGGACAGTCGGAATAGAAGTTCTAGACGGAGCCAGACATGGTAAGTTTTTAGACTCAGCTGCATTTTTTATTAGCAAAGCATTCTAATGCTTCGTAAAACGAAAAAAGGCTGGACAATAACAAATACTCCCGGTTTATCCAAGACTAAAAAAGCCGCGAAGCAAAGGCTTCGCGCTTTGGAGTACAACAAGGGAAAGGACGCGAAAAGCGTTAGGAGAAAATAAATGTCGACAAAATTTATAGGGGCAGAAGCCGCAATGGGAACAACTGCTGGAGCATCAAGTAACTTTGAACTAGCACCAGAAGTAAGAGTTGTTAACCTAGGCGCTGCTGAAGCTACAATTACGATACTTAATGGAGCATCAGGTACTAATGTACAAGGTGCATTTACTCTTGAAGCAGGAGCTTCAGAGTATATCTCGAAAGATATGGAAGATAGAATTTACGCCTCAGCCGCAACGGTGAAGGGTGTACCAATTAACACTAGAAGGTAAACATGAAAGAGGTAAACGGAAGGGTTCTCTGGCTACAAGAATCCTTGGTACATGCAGCAACAATTGCAAGTACTTTTGAACTAGTAGCACAAAAAAGGGAACTAACGCCAAAAGAGATTGATATGAAAAATATTACTCTTGCTTTTATGTACCTCTATAACGTTGTTGACGAAGAAGGGCTTATTGCTAATACAGATGACTCCTACTTTGGAAACGAGGTTATACACTAATGTTAGAGATTTCTAGAAAAGACATACTTTCAACAAACTTAATGGAGTTTCAAAGTGAAAATCGCTTTATTAAGTTACCGATAAATGGCTATATGGAGCTGTTAGGTATTACACCTAATTCTACTCAAATGGCCATTATCAATTCAATCAACAATCCGAAGTATCGTTTTGTTACTGCCGCAGTTTCACGTAGGCAAGGTAAAACATACATTGCTAATGTAATTGGTCAATTAGTTACTTTAGTACCGGGCGCTAACGTTCTGTTAATGTCGCCTAACTACTCACTCTCGCAGATATCATTCGATCTTCAAAGAACACTCATTAAACATTTTGAGTTAGAGGTAATTAAAGATAATGCAAAAGATAAAGTTATCGAACTTTCAAACAATTCTACGATACGTATGGGGTCGGTTAATCAAGTGGATTCAGTCGTTGGTAGGTCCTATGACCTCATCATCTTCGACGAAGCTGCCCTTGTGGATGGAAGGGACGCTTTCAACGTCGCACTACGACCTACACTAGATAAAGAAAACTCAAAAGCCATATTCATCTCTACCCCACGTGGTAGGAACAATTGGTTTGCAGAGTTTTGGCATAGAGGATTTTCTACTGAATTTCCAGAATGGGCTAGTGTTAAGGCTACCTATCATGAAAACCCACGTATATCTGATGAAGATATTGCTGAAGCACGGAAAACCATGTCGGAAAGCGAATTCAATCAAGAGTATATGGCAGACTTTAATGTCTTTGAAGGACAGGTCTGGGGCTTTAAAAGAGATAAATGTCAACAAGACTTGGCAGAACTCGATGTTAGTAACATGGACATATTTGCAGGAATGGACGTAGGGTATAAAGATCCTACAGCTTTCTGTGTAATTGCATATGACTGGGACGCAGGCAAATATTATTTACTAGATGAGTATATGGATTCTGAAAGAACTACAGAACAACACGCAGCTGAGATACAGAAACTAATTCATAAATGGGATATAGATTATATTTATATTGACTCGGCCGCACAGCAAACAAGATTTGACTTTGCACAAAACTATGACATTACTACTATTAACGCAAAGAAGTCTGTATTAGACGGCATTGGCCATGTAGCAGCGATCTGTGATAATGATAGTCTTATAGTTCATCAATCATGCCACGAAAGTCTCAGCTCCCTTGATCAATACCAGTGGGATCCCAACCCGAAACTTCTAAAAGAGAAACCAAAACACAACTATGCTTCTCATATGGCAGATGCACTACGCTATGCGATGTACTCGTTCGAGACAAGTGTCACTAGCTTCTAGCTACCACCACACAAAAATAGTTCTTGACAACACCCCCAAATGATAGTATAATTTAAGGAATGGAATAAGTTATGGAACTAAAACGAGATCTAGTTAAATATGTTCGGGACAAGGCTAAGTCTAA